AGAGGCGCAACCTGAAAAGCAGGAAGTGCGTACCTTTGAGCAAACAGCGGAGAAGACCGCAAAACAATTTAAGATTATGAATTTTCGCAACTCAAATGATGCGGCCCGCTACATCTCCCAGCTGGAAGACAAGTTGGCGAACATCAACGCTCTCGCAGAGACCGAAGAGCGCGCGTTGACTTCTGAGGAATTGGAAGAGACGCAAGACATCCACAACAAGCTCGAAGCAGCAGAACAGCAGCGCGACGGCTTGGCAAAAAACGAACAGCGCCTCAAGGCTCGTGCCGTTGCACAAGATGCAGTTGTACGAAGCGACAAGGAGGCAATTAAGGCAAACGCCAAGTTTGACTTCGGTAAGGCTTTGCGCGAAGCTGCACAAGGCGGCGTGACTGGCCTCGAGAAGGAGGTGATGCAGGAAGCACGCAAGGAAGCCAGCGCCTTGGGCCTCGGCTTGCGCGGTGACTTCAGCATTCCACAGTCAATGTTGGTTGAAGCTCGTAACGTGTACGGTGTTGACTCAGGTCAGTCAGGCGTAGCTGACGCAGTTACAACTGTAGCCACTGAGGTGACTGCATTGGTTGGCGCTTTGCGTTCTAACTCTTTGCTCGCAGCTACTGGAGCCACTCAGCTCAACGGCTTTGTCGGTGACATCAAGATGCCATCACTGCCAACTGACGCGGCAGAGGAACCAGCAGAAGGCGCTTCTGTAACTGGTAACACTGGTTCAATGGGTCAGCAGACCTTGTCACCACAGCGCATCGCACAGCAGATGATCGTGACCAAGGAGGCCATCAACCAAACCAACGGCAACATGGCCGCTGTGATTGCTGCTGACTTTGGCCGATCTATCGCTAACGTACAAGACAAGATTGCACTCAACAGCATCAGCGGTGTTGGTGGTGCAGCTGACTTGGCAGGTGGTACTGGTCAAATCGTTTTGGCTACTGAGACAGGCACGAATGACTTGGCTGCAACTGACGCCGAGGACATCCGCGATTTGTGGGCAGCCATCACGGCAAACGGTGCAGAGAACAACACTGCGTTCGTTTTCCACCCAACTACATACGCACACTTGTTGGGTCAGCCAAACGTGAGCAGCGTTTCTCCATTGATTGAGAACGGGACCATCTTTGGCTACAACGTGTTGAACAGCGGTTCTGTACCAGTACAGGATTTGTCTGCTGTAGAGGGTGACAACTTGATTGAGGGCGCGGCAGCAGTTGCAGCTGACGGTTTGACTGCTGTCTACTTCGGTTACTACGGTGACTGGACGGACTTGTTCTACGCTAACTGGGGCGGCCTCGACGTAACTGTCGATCCATTCTCAGGCATCTCAGCGGGAACTGTCAAGATTGTAGTTGATACTTTCTTCGACGCAAAAGTTCGCCGCAGCGGTTCACTTGGTGCAATGGTAATGGCCAACGCCACTATTGCGAACGCCGACTCATAAGAGTAGATTGATTGAATGAGAAAGGGCCTCGCAACCATGCGGGGCCTTTTTTTTATCTTGCACCCATGTACTACACTTTAGAGATTACTGGCGCAGCTGCCGAGTCCAGCATCGTCAGCACCGCCGACCTCAAGACATTCCTGCGCGTAGACCACAGCGACGAGGACACGCTAATCGAGGCGCTACGCAGCGCGGCCATTGAGTACGTGCAGAACTATTGCAACGTTCAGCTGGGCGACGTCACGGCGGTCATGTATCTCGACGAGTTCCGTGGTACGTGGGAAATACCCGTGGGACCTGTGCGCAGCATTACCAGCATCGTCTACAACAACACGCCGAGCACGACGCTGACCTTGAGCACCTCGCAATACTACACGGACCTTAAGCGCAAGCCCGCACGCATTACAACTATCTCACCGCCGACTGTGCATCCTGACACCAGCAACGGCGTGCAGGTGACGATGGAGTTGGGGTACCTTGAAGCCGAGGTGCCTGACGGTTTGATTCACGCCATCAAGTTGCTAGTGGCGCACTTCTACGAAAACCGCAACATTGTTGTCATTGGTACCATATCAAGTGAAGTGCCTAACCTGATCCACAGCTTGCTAAATCCTTACCGCGTAATTTCTGACAGATGAGGATAGGTAAGAGCGACCGACGCATAACGGTAGAGCGATACACCACGAGCACGAACGCATACGGCGAGCGCGTGCAGACGTATAGCACCTTGCTGACCGTATGGGCCGAGCTGATGAAGGCGGGCGAAGGAATGACCGATCGCATCAGCACGAACCAAGACATGCCGATCCAGCGCGTGCGGTTTAAGATTCGCAGCAGCAGCGACAGCCGAGGCATCAAGGCTGACGACCGTGTGGTGTACAATTCGAAGTATTACAACATTCAAGGCATCGAGGAGGTTGGCCGACAGGACCAACTGGTGTTGCTTTGTCAAATTACAGGAACGTAATGGCAAAGGGGAGCCTCGAAATGAAAGGCGCAGGTACTGGTTTTGAAGGTATCGGCGTAGACATCAAGCCGCTGATGAAGCAGCTGGAGCATATGCGCAAGCAGATTGCCGACAAGAACGTGCAGCGCCGCATTCACCGCGAAGTGGGCAAGCTGTACAAGGACGAGATGCAGGCGAACATCAAAGACGCGCGTGAGGTCATCCGCATACGCCGAGGTAAGCAGAAACCGCTTGACATTCCGATTGGCACACTGAACCGTTCGGTGCGTGTGTGGTTAATTGACAAGCAGGCCAACACCTACTGGGTCGGTCCCCGCGTAGGTCGTCGCATGCCCCTTGATTCTGACGGCTGGTTTGCTAATATTGTAGAAGGCGGTGACGGCAAATTTGGAGAAGGCCGAAACAAAGGCGTGTTTGAGCGGTCCATCCGCAACAAGCGCAGCGAAGCATTTACAATGATGCGGACCAAGTATCAGAAGGCTATAAACAAGGCAGCAAAAGCAAAGAAGAAATGAACGCAGGAAAGGCAGTATATGGTATTCTGAGCGCCAACAGCGGCGTCACTGACATTGTAGGCACTAACATATTCCCAGAGATTGCAGAGCAGGAAACTGCTGTGCCGTTTATCGTGTACCAGTTGCAGAACGTAGCGCCTGAAGACACTCACGACGGACCGTCAAAGCTGGATGAAGTACAATTTGAATTCCTGTGCTATGCCGACAGCTACAACGCGGCGGCTGACCTTGGTGTGGCGGTCCGTGCTGCACTCGATCGTGTGAGCGGCACATACAACGGCGTACACGTTGAAAGCATCCAATTCAATGACGTTGACGTGGAGATTGAGTACGACCCACGGCGATACAGTCAGGTGCTCAAGTTTACCTTTCGGATCAAGCGCGACGACGTGACCATTGCTCTGGGTACACCAGTGACGGGTGCGGTACTTGGCGATCTTAGTGACGTTGACGTGACTGGAGTCACAAACGGCCAGCTGATCGCATACAACAGCACCAGCGGAAACTGGGAGGCTGCCAATGACGCAGGAGGTGCGGAACAACTGAACGACCTCAGCGACGTGATTGTGAACCTGCCCGCGTCAGGCGAAGTGCTGAAGTACGACGGCGGTGAATTTGTAAATGATAACCTCACGAAGGCAGATGTAGGGCTGGGCAACGTGGACAATACGAGCGACGCGGATAAGCCCGTGAGTTCAGCCACGCAAACGGCACTCGATGCGAAGGCAGACACCAGCGCAGTACCTACCGACTTAAACGACTTGAGCGACGTGAGTATAGTGGGCACGCCCACGGGTAATCAGGCGTTGATATATGATGGAACGGCTGGCGTATTTAAGTCCCTTCCGAACTTTACCAACCGCTTCGAAGACGAAGCCGAAAATAATAAACAAAGCATTACACCGTTTGCGGAACGCGTTTATACGGTTAAGTCAGACGGCGACGGCATATTCATTGACCCCGAAAGCGACACGCCAGCAAGCGGCAAGGTTATCGAGCGCAAGATTTACCACAAAGCGGGATTTCTTGAAAGCGGTGCGGTAATTGGTGACTTTACTTTAATTCACACCTTTGCAGATGATACCGCCTATTCTGCTACTACTTCCACGTTCGAAGGCTTCAGGGACGGCGACACTTACGGCACTCCTCCCTTTACGCTTATACAGACGTGGGAGGAACAAACAGCAGCACCCGCATTTACGGGGCTTTTAAATGAGAGCTACGGAAGCGGAGCGGAGGCGGCGTACTCTACCCGTCGATTGAATGGCAACGTTACCGAATGCATGGTCATCCGCAGGGCATCGGATAGCACGACGACGACGATAGGGTTTGACTCAAACGGAGACATCGACGAGGCGGCTATCAATACCTTCTGTTCTGGCACTACCTGCACGGTAAGCGAGTGGCTGGACCAATCAGGAAACGGTAATACAGCGACCGCACCGAGTACGGGAGCAGAGCCGACGATTTACACAGGCGGGGCGTTGGTGAAGGAGAACGGAAAGGTGGCGGTGGACTTTGACGGGTCAAATGATTATCTTGTCGTGTCCAGCACTCAATGGACAGACGGCCAAATGATGTCGAGTCTTGTCTTAACTGGAACGGGCGGTGCGTCAACTTACTGGGCTGATGGCAACAACACGACATTCAGATTTTGGAACGATGGCACGAACCACAAATTAATTGCATGGCCGCTCACGCCCATCGTCATTTCGAAAGGGTCAGATATGAGCACGGGTCAGCTTCTTGTCGTTGGCAGAGTGGGCACCTCCAGCGAGGGATACACGCTATACGAGAACGGAAGCAGTGTAGCAAACACGGCAACCTATACTGGGTCGATGCCGACAACGTCCACGGATGCTTATATAGGCCAAAACAACAACGGCACGCAACGCTATCAAGGCAAGATGCAAGAATTGGTCCATTGGTCTACTAACAAATCCAGCGTCCGCACCTCCATCGAATCCAACATCGGCGACTACTTCACCCAAAACACGCCACTCCTCGACACGTACACAGGAGCGGCGGCGGCTTATTCCTTGCGCAAGCTGCGAACAGCCTACAGCGGGTCAGCCATTCGGGTACGACGGGCAAGCGACAACGCTGAATCTGACATCGGCTTCAATGTATTTGGAGAGCTTTCGACGGTAGAACTGGCGGCCTTCTGTGGAAGTTCTGACGGATTCGTGAAGACTTGGTACTCGCAGGTGGGTACGGGCGTAGACGCGACGCAAACGAACACGGCGAATCAGCCAAAGATTTACGACGGCACGACGGGCGTGGTGACGGAGAACGGTAAGCCTGCGGTAGAAACTACTGGGTCGTTTTTAGCGGTTGGTAGTGCTGTTTCGGGCATAGTGGATTCGTTTACAGTAGCAAAAGAAACGGGAAGCGACACGTTAAGTTATCTGGTGAAAAGCACTGGGGATTTATCTATACGGACATTGTCTCAAGCTTACAGGATTGTAACAACCAATAGTGGTGATTGGGCGAATACCTCTACATCTGTATACTACAATGGTAGCATACCATCATCCAATCCATCAAGCACAATACAAGCCTTAGTTTATATTGGTGGTGGAAATCGCAACTTTTATCAAATCTCGACTGATTTTACGGGAGGGTCGTCGCAACGTGACTGGGAGGGAAATATACAGGAAATCATCCTCTATTCAAGCGACCAAAGCAGCAACCGCAGCGGCATCGAAAGCAACATCAACACCTTCTATTCAATCTACTGATGCAGTACATCATAGTCCTACCCGAAGGAACGCTTACAAGCGAGAAACGCGCCAAATCAATAACGCGCGAACTCTACAACATAACTACGCCTTTGGCCGTGCAGGAGCCGTACCAAAAGGACGGGACGGTCTTTGGCGTTATCGTGCATCCTGACGGCGTACAACACGCCTTGCAGGTGGATACGGAGTACGTCATACCTGTACACGAACAGGCGACGCTGGAGAAGCTGGTGAGCTTGTTTCCTGAGCTGACGGCAGACGAGCGGTTTGCATTGCAGTCATACGTCTTGAACAGCCACAGCTTTCCATTCGCGGCAATCATACCAAGCACGACGACCGTGCGGGATCATGATTACATGGTCCAGAACGGTTGGTTTGAAATTGACGATATTTGAGCATGGAACAGATAACGGCGGCGATGATATTTGAGTTCATCGCATTGCTGGGTGGAGGCATCGCAGCATGGACAAAGATTAACCAAGATGTCACGGTGCTCAAGTCGCGCATCATCAACCTTGAGAAACGCGAGAACGACATGGCCAAGAAGTTAGACACGCTGCTGGAGGCTGTCAATGAATTGAAGATACTGCTGGCCAAGAAAGGCATTTGATGCAGTCAATGATTTTGCCGTAAATTGCAGCCATGAAGGTTACAATCATGAAGGCGTGCAAGCTGCGCGGTAACAACTGGAAGAAGGGCGCAATGCCCACAGTGACCAAAGAGTTTGCTGCAGAGCTTAAAGAAAAAGGCTACCTTGACGCGCCAAAGAAAGAGACCAAAGAATCTATAGAATCAGAATAAAATGGCCATTTTCAACGGAACAAATTTAGGCGTGTACATCGGCGGCACGCTGATCGCAGCAGCAACTGACTGCTCACTGTCTCTTAATATGGAGACCATCGACATCACCACCAAAGACTCAGCGGGCTACCGTGAGCTGCTCGGCGGCTTGCGCTCTGGCAGCATCAGCGTCAGCGGTTTGATTGACTACCAAGACGGAGCTAATCAAGACGTCACTGACCTGTATGACGCATGGGAAGGTCGCACGGCTTTGACTCTTAAGTTCAGCAGCGAAATCACTGGTGATGAAAGCTACACCGCGACAGGTTTCTTGACCAGCTTGGAGCAGTCAGGCGGCACTGAGGATACAGCTACCTACAGCGCTACCTTTGAACTGTCTGGAGAAGTAACTGAGGCGACTATCTGATGATAGAAATCAACGGCAACGAATACCCTGTCCGCTACTCGATGAAGGCGCTGAAAAAGTTCGAACGCAAGGCGAAGGTCAACGTGTTCAGCTTGTCAGATCCTTCGAAGCTGTCAGCCGATGCCTGCGCTTTCTTATGCTTTGTGGGCGTAGAGTGCGGTTGCAACTTTGAAGGCGTTGACTTTGATATGGAGCTGCAAGAGTTCGAGGAGCACATCACGCTTGCACACGTCACGCAATGCTTTGACGTGCTCGGTGAATACAACGAAAAAAAAGCGTAGACGGTAACGATAAGCCTGTAGGGTGGCCAGACGTTATTCGGATGGGGATGGGTGTGCTGCACTTGTCCCCTTCTGCGTTCTGGGACATGACGTTTGGCGAGTTGAGCCTAGCACTTGAGGCCAACCGTGAGACGGCAGAGATGGCCGAGCGGTTTGAATGGGAGCGCACCAGATGGCTGGCCACAATCTACATGCAGCCCCATCTAAGGAAAGGCCGTAAATTGCGACCAAAGGATATGATGCAATTTCCTTGGGAGCGACCAAAACAAAACGCAAAGAATTTAACCAAGGAGCAACTGCTGGAAGCAATTAAAGAGCGCGACGAATGGCAAAGCTAAACGATCTCATAGTAACGATAGGCGCAACGACGCGCGACTTTGACAAGGCGCTTGGTAAGTCTATGTCGAAGCTCAACCGCTTTGGCAGAAATACAAAGCGCATCGGGCGTGACTTGACCCGATCGTTGACTGTGCCACTTGCTGGCCTCGGCGTTGCTGCAGTCAAGAGCGCTGCAGACCTTGAAGCACTGGAAACATCGTTTATCTCATTGACGGGTGGAGCAGAGCAGGCTGCTGCAATGATGAAGAACCTAAACGAGTTCACTGCAAAGACGCCATTTCAAATTGAAGCAGTGGCTAAGTCAGCGCGTCAGCTCATCGCATCAGGCACAGGCATTGACGAGGTCAACACACAGCTGCAGTTTCTTGGCGACATCGCAGCCACGTCAGGCTCCAGCATTGACGAGATAGCGGCCATATTTGCTAAGGTCAATGCCAAGGGCAAGGTTGAGCTGGAAAACCTCAACCAACTTGCAGAGCGCGGCATCCCAATCTTTACCGCCTTGGCTGACGCTACAGGCTTGCCAGCCGACAAACTGGGTGCAGGCCGTGTAAGTGTCGAGGAGTTCAACACGGTGCTCAAGAGCTTTGCCGAGGAGGGCGGCTTTGCTGCGGGCGCTATGGAACGCCTGAGTGAAACCGCCTCGGGCAAGTTTAGCACTGCGCTCGACAATTTGAAACTTGCAGGCGCAGCATTAGCGGCAGATTTGTTACCAGTCGTCAAGGATTTGATTGACGGGTTTACCGTATTCCTGCAGCGCATTCAAGATTTGTCACCACAAGCAAAGGAAGCGATCCTAAAAGTTGCGCTCCTACTTGGTACGACTGGGCCAATCTTGACAGTTTTGCCAAACTTTATTGGAGGCATTGGCGCTGCTAAGGATGCGTTCAAGCTGCTCAACTCTACGATGTTGAAGAATCCTTTTGCAGCCGTTGCCACAGCCATCAGCTTGGTGACAATTGCATTGATTGGAATGCACAACGCGACAAGCAACGGCAGTAGCAAGGTTGACGACTTAAAAAAGAGCCTTGGCGGTTTGGACCTTGAGGCTCAGGCTATGAAGATTGACGCCGCTATGGTGTCACAGCGTGCATACGTGGCGCAGTTAGAGGCTGAGAAACGCAAGATAATGGCCCTAGACAAGTACAAGCGCAGTTCGGGCAGCCAAGCAGCCCGTGACCTTAAGAAACTTGAGCAAGCATTGGAAACTGCAAACACAGATTTGCAGGCGATGATGACTTTAGAAGCGGGCGTTGCTTCAGGTTTGAAGGGCATGGCTGACGATGCGGCAAACGCAGCGGATGCTATTGAGAAAGAGATGAAGCGTGTGAAATCCTCTTACATGACAGCGATGCAACCGTTGACTGTTGAGGTCGTCACGCAAGACGTCAAACCTTCTTTGAAAAAGCTAAAAGAAGGAGTCACAGAATTTGCGCAAGGCTTAAATGAGTTTGAGCAAAGTGCCCGCAACTTTGCCTTCAGTTTGCAAAGCGCTTTTGAAGGCGTGTTCTCATCAATGATTGAGGGTACGTTTAATTTCCGTGAGACCATGATTAGCACGCTCAAGCAGATTGCTGTACAAGCTGCGGCGTTGACTGCTGTGTTCCTTGTGCTTTCGGCCTTGACTGGAGGAGCTACAGGAGTGGCTGAGATAACAGGCGGCATGGCAGGACTAAAGTATTTCCTTGCTGGCGGCTTTGGTTTACCGATGATGGCGGACGGCGGACTGTTCACAGGCGCATCGCTTGCAATGGTCGGGGAGGGCGCAGGCACCAGCAACATCAACCCAGAGGTAGTGGCACCGCTCGACCGCCTGCAGGAGATGATGGGCGCGACGCAGGTGCAAGTCACTGGCCGCATCTCTGGACGCGACATCTTGCTGACCAGCGAGCGCAACGCAATTGACCGAAACCGAGTAAGAGGATTCTAATGGCTGACCCGATCCGACTCTTTGCAGAATTTAGTGACGACAAAGGCATTGACTGGCGCCTAAACATTCATGACACTGACTATGTTGGTAGCGCTGTCGAGTTCAACCTTGGCGCTGACGGCTTTGTGCTTCGTTACAGTGGCAACAATGAGGACCGTTACCAGCCTGTCATCGGAAGCGAGGTGACCTTCACCTTGACTGAAACCTTGACAGCGCACGAAACGTTCATGAACTTGCTCGCGCAGAATGTAGAGGTACGCTTTAGCGTCAGCATACGCAGGGACCCAGATGGCACCAACGAATTTTGGTGGGGCGGTGTGTTGTTGCCTGAACAGGTCATTCGTCCGTATGACGCGCAACCAATCCAGAACACGCTGACCGCGTCGGACGACCTTGGCAACTTGCAAAGCATAAAGTACAACAACGCAGGCAGTGCGTATACAGGCAGCGTCAGCGTCGTTGATCACCTACTGAACTGCCTCAACAAGACACGCGCCACGCACCTCTGGGGTACCGATGACTTCCTGTATTACATCAATGACTTTGACAGCAGCGACTATACAGGTAGCAACCAGCTGAATGACTGCCGCATAAAGCATGCGGAGCTGTACAATGCACAAGACGGTGAAAATGAATACTACGACACCTACAAAGTCCTCAATGATATTGCGCGTGCTTTCAATGCTCGCATCTTCCAAGCAGAAGGCAAATGGTGGTTCCTGCCATTAGGCGCACAGAAGTACAGCCAGACGCTCACGGTTGAAGGTGCACAGAAAGACGGCACGGCCATCACACAGCAGAGCCTTACGGCTGACATGGATTTTGACAGCACGTTTCACAGGCTTAACGGCTACGAATACACGTATCTGGCACCAGCTAAGACGGTCCGACGCACGCGGCGACATGACGGCAACCTGCCTGTCATCTCTGACCCGTTACATACGGAAGCCGAGTTTGGCACGACGCTGAGCGACACGGACATCGACTACCCAACGGACACCGTCATTGCGGTCAGTGGAAACTTTGGATACGATCGCGAAGGCGATGGCTCACCGCAAGGATCAGGAAACATCGGGCGTGTGATGTTGCGTTTTACTATTAAATGCGGGCAGTATTACCTCAAGCGGTTAGCTGCTTTTGACGATGATGACGCCATGTTTTTCTTCCCAGATGCAGGCAATGAACCATTCATAAGTCACGTTTATGAAGAAGCAACGTGGGTAACATCAACTAACTATTACGAGATAGTCAGCGCACCGTTTGACGAAGCCGTTGACGCCTTTGTGCAGATACCTTTCTTTATCCAGTCGCCACCAATTGCGACGGATGAAACAGGGCTGGACATCTCGGTGCAAATCTTTGGACGCGATCACGACGGCAACAACGAAGCTGCACTGGTCACGGACGGTGACTATGGCATAACCAACCTGCGTGCTGACATATACAACCAAGGCGGTAATGGCGACGCTGTAGTGTTTACGGCTACCAATAGCGAGGCGGCGCGTTTTGACGTTGACCAAGGTGAGTGCATTATAGGTGACCAAGACAGCGCCAACAGCATCGGTGTCTTGCGTGTACTCGTTGGCTCGGATTACGTGCCGACATCCGCATGGCAGTCGCTCAACCATACGACTACAGGCATCGGCATCCACAGGCTCGGCGTGCAGGAGGTGCTGGCTGGACAAGACAAAGCCACGCCCATTCAGCGCGGTGAGATATTTGGGAGGCCAATACAGATGTGGCAAGTCATCGACGACAACACCACGAACTTCGCAGGCGATTACGCCCTGTTTGAACTGACGTTTACAGCGCGACCAGTTTACACTCAAGTAGAAGCGTTTCGTGTGGATCGCGACACGACCAACGTGACGACAGCCTTTGAGGATGCGCCAGCAATCCACGAAACATCAGGCGACACACCTGTTGGTATCTCAGCCCGTAGCATGGTCGAGTTGGGTGACTATGTTGGACTGGGTCGCAGAAACTTTGGCAGTCGTGAACAGCGAGTAAATCGTGAGATAACACACCGCAGTGGCGGCACCTCATCTGTTGGCGATACTGACTTGCATATTCTAAACACATGGACAGGAGGCAATGGCACAGCGCTGTTGTACTTGCCACCTATTGCAGAGAGCTACGGGCGGACCATACAGTTTCACAGTGACAGCACCATAAGCGCCAATACTTACGTCGAGTTGCGCATCAACACTGCTGACACTGGCACAGCAACCATTGACGGCAGTGCTACGTATGACTTCAACCGTGCATATGACGGCATTACTATCCTTGGCCACACCGATGACAACTGGTATGTGATTCAGAAAAAAGAAAAATGATATACATTATCTTAGCGACAGTGCTGGCTAACATCATATACAAGGCCTACGTGTATGGCCGTGGTGACATAGCCGACGTTATTATTTTTATTGCAGCTTTCTCAATAGCCCTTCAATGAGATACTTCAATTATCATGAGTTCGACAGTCCCGACGCAATCGGCAGTGGCGAGCAAATGATGGACGAGGTATTTCTGGAGATGCTAGACAAGGCGCGTCACCTTGCTGGTATTCCGTTTCACGTAAACTCTGGATACAGGACACCTGAGCACAACCGCAAGGTAGGCGGTAAGAAAGACAGCGCACACCTGAAAGGCTTAGCTGCAGACATACACTGCGTAGATTCACGGAGCCGAGCGTACATCATCGGCGGATTGGTAGAGGCTGGATTCAATCGCATCGGCATAGCAAAGACATTTATCCACGTTGACGACGACCCCAGCAAGGACCCAGATGTGATCTGGTTATACACATGAAGATTGAGCAAATCAGCCGCACCGTCCACAGCGTAAAGCTGGACCAAGCCCCGCAGCGTATGCTGTTTATTTCTGACGTCCACTATGACAGCGTAAAATGCGACCGCGTGATGCTGCGCAGGCATCTGGATGAAGCCAAGCGAACGAATACGCCCGTGTTCATCTTCGGCGACTGGTTTGACCTGATGGGTGGCAAGTGGGATCCGCGCTCCAGTTACAGCGACATCCGCCCCGAGTACAAAAGCATCACGTACCTCGACGACGTCATCGAAGACAGCGCGGAGTTCCTGACCAAGTACAAGGACGTCATCAAGTTTTTCTGTCGTGGCAACCACGAAACCAACATAGAGAAGCGCATGCACACCAGCCCGCTTGACCGCGTGGCCTACATCGTAAACAAGAACGGTGGCAACATCACCGTCGCTGGTTACTCTGGTTGGTTGTGGATGCAGATATATGCCAAAGGCAAGCGTCGCAGCTCGACCTTTGTACACTATCACCACGGCATGGGCGGAAATGCACCACGCTCCAAAGGTGTGCTCAGAGTTGACATTGACCAGATGCAATTCAAGGACGCCAGCCTGATCGTGCGAGGCCACACGCATCAGAAGTGGCACGTACCAATCACCTCGGATCGCATCAGCCGTTTTGGTAAGCTGTACCAAGACAGCGTTCACCATCTACAGCTCGGCAGTTACAAGATGCTAGGCGACCGCTTTGCAGGTTGGGCTACAGAGAAAGGATTTAACACGCCACGACTTGGCGGTTGGTTTGTTACTTTGCACAACTCAAACCATGACCTGCCGTTTTGGAAGGTCGAAGAAGCACAATAGTATGAATGAACTCATTGCACAATACTGGGCCGAGATTGCACTGGCCATTTTGACTGCAGCTGGCACGATCACTGCACTTACTGAAACGGAGAAGGACGACAAGGTCGTTGACATTCTCAAGCGCATCGTCAACGCTGTAGTCCTTGGACGCAGCAAGCGGCGCAACAAAGAATAAGTCGTATATTTGTGACGGTTCGCAACAAGTAGGACTTTAACCATCGTTTTTCATTTAGGTTTTGAGCGGCATTCTCAACGGGGGGTGCCGCTTTTTTTTGCAGATTTCTGTCCAAAAAGTTGCACAGATGTATAAAAGGTTGTACATTTGATTCATCAAACGAAACAAACAGACCATGACTTACACACAAGAACAACTCGAAAAGGTTACAGGATTCGACGCTATTGAACTCAAGCAACAATTTGAAGACCGAATCACGGAAATCGAAAAGACGCTGGAAAACGAAATTATGCCCCTTTACGGTTTGCGCCGTGTTATGCTTGAAGAGGAAAAAAAGCGATTGAAAATTGACCGATGCAAAATTCGAGTGTTTTAATGACCAACGAACCCGAATGGTTTCAGCAGGTGTTAGACCGCACTAAAGCCACTACAACCTTTTTGATGGAAGACCAAATACTATTGAAACTTGACGACGGCCTTGAGATGGTCGTGACCTTCGAGGTCGAAGCTGGCGAGGAAGCCACGCACATCTCGCCAAGCCATCCGCCAACCGTGCGCATCATTCGCGTGGTGCTGTGGCAGAAGAATCACACCAGCTTTGAGCGGATCGACATCACGTGTGCTGACGACAACCTGCTGGACTACAACCACGAACGTATTGAACAAGAAATATGGGAACACCTAGAAAACCAATAAACAATGACACGAAATGCATGCGTAATTGAATTCCAAGGAAAGCTGTACTTCTACTGGCCTACTTATTTCTGAACAATGTCAAAACCAATAATGATGGATTATAAAGAAGTATTAAAAGCAGCGTGTGCATACGTTGCCGCAAAAAATGAGCTGGAAGCATTCGAGAACCGAGCGAATGCAAAGTTAAAATTTCCAAGTGACGACTGGACAAAAGGCGAATACATGCGTCATGAAGACTTGACAGAAGCGGAGGTTGAAGCCGAAGAAGCCTTGTTAAATGCAGCTGTTAGCTACAAAGTAATTGAAGAATGATACGCGACAAATACCCAAATTGGAGACTGTCTAAATGAATACTCAAATTATTAGAACAATGCCAAAACCTATTTGTGTGCGCAGCAGTGTGCACGTTAAACCTACGCGCGACTTCAACCACCAGCAGCAAGAGCTTGCAGAACAGAAGGGCTTTGAACGATTGATGGAACAATTTAAAGCCGATCTGATTGCGGCATATACCAAGAACCGATGAACGTAAACGACATTTATGTGAGCGCCTGCCGTGGCGCTTTTGATCGCAACGTGTACGACGTGCGACTGATTGACTGGCTGGAGAATGTACGGCCACAGATTCCGCTGAACG